TGTCGAACCCTGCGGCAGAACCAACACGGCCATTACGGAGCGGCTCCGTCGAACCCGACGCCGAAGCGTCAAGGAACCGTGGCGAGTCCATCAACAGCGCGTGGATCGCCGGGGTCACAACCGCATACCGGCCCTCGGTCGGCACGTTCTCAGTGTCGAGAACAACCTTCAGGTCGAGCAGCGCGCCCCACACGTCATCCGCGGCGGCCAGCGTCGCAGAAAGCTCCACATCTCCAGCGCCCGCACGGATCACGCCCTGAAGGAACTGGTCGGCAACGTCACGCAGCTTGTACGCGGCCCGTTCGGTGGCAACACCGATCAGGTCGCCGGCAGCCTGACGGGCATCCACATCATCAACGTAGAACGCGAAGTACTGCGCCTGGTCGATGAGCAGCGTCTGGTCAACGGTGGTCAGCTCGTCAGGAGAGATCACCGTGGTGTTCTTGGCGTACGGCGCAACAGTCGGGTCGGTGATGTTGTTGATCTGGACCGTGTCACCGGCCTGACTGATCAGACCCTCGTAGTCACGGTTCGCAACGGAACCGAACACAAGGGACTTAGACAGGGTGGTCAGCAGTCGCGCTGACCAAATCTCTGGAATAAAGGATGTGACCGCCATGATGGACCTCCTTGGTCGGGCGGACTACTTGCCGAGCAGTGTGTTTAACCTGCCTTCGAGGCGGGCCTGCTCGATCTCGTCTGGACCCATCCGCTTCAGATCGTCGCGGGTGAGTTGCGACGGCGTAGACCCGTTGCGGGTGCCACCATCGGCCTTGCCTTGAAAGCGCTGATCACGTTGCGTGTCCAGCGCCAGGTATGGCTCCGTCTCCAACAGCTCCTCGAGAGCGTCAGAGATGGCTTCGACGTCAGGGTTGCCCTGCCCGTCGAGGAAATCGTCTGCCTGGTCCGCCAACAGTTTGCGGACCAAGTCGGGGTTGTGGAACTTCCGGGCAGCCTTCGCCTCGACCTTGTCGAGCGCACGTTCCTTCGCTGCCTCGGCCTGAATCTCTTTGCGGAGCTGCTCGCGGAGTTCTTCCGGATCGGTCGTGTCTTCGTCCGGCTTGTTCTGCTCTTGCTGCAGCCGCCGTAACTCACGTTCGGCCTCGCGGGCACGCTTCTTGAACTCCCGCAACGCCTTCTCGCCAGCCTCGCCCAGCGGCGCGTCATCTTCGTCGCCATCCGCTTCCTGCTGCGGTTCCGGGTCCGGATCGCCATCAGGTTCGGCAGCCTCGGCGGCCTCCACCGGAGGGGTGTCCTCTGCGGCACCTGCAGGGACCGCAAAGCGACGTCCGGTAGCAGGATCGGTCACATAACCAACATGACGCATTGCGCGTCCCTTTCCAGTCGAGGTTGACCGTTGCGGTCAACCGAGATAGCCGAACCGGCCCAGCAGACGGATCGCCAACTCACGGTTTCCGTTCGCATCCCGGTAAATCTGTTCCGGCATCAGCCGGACGTTCGTCTGAGGACCCGTCTCCGCCCGCATTGCGCGAAGAAAAGACGTGTTCCTGACCCCGGGAGACCGCGTACCCACGAGAGTTGTCGAAACCTTCTGGCCGTACGCCGACGTTGGCCTCATGCCGCGGCGGGCATTCACGACCTGCGTCATATCGGCACCATCACGGATCGCTTCTGCCCCCGCCTTGGTGAAGATGCGGTCCTGCTGGACTGCATCCAACGACTCGAAATAGGCCGAAGGGTCAAACGATTCCAACCCTGCGGCGTCAGCCTTCGGGCCAACCGCCGGCACATGCACACACTCGCACGAAGGGTGACGTTGAAAACCGGCGTTCCACCGGAACCACTTGCCCGCCAGAACAGCGCAGCGAGCACACGCTGGCGGACTGATCTGCCTCCGATAGCCCGACACCGAACGGTCCTGCACCATCCCAACCGAAGCAGCCTGACGTCCAGCATCCGCAACCTGGGTGACCACCAGCCGCCCCAACTGCCGTCGCCCCGACGTCAACGCCTCCCCCGCCGGCTGACCGTTACCGATCCGCCCGACCGTCTGGTGGGCCGGCAACGACAGAAGATTCTCCAGGGGACGGCCGTCAGAGGCAACACCCGACAACGACGCTGACTGGACCTGCCCCACAGGTTGAGGGACTGTTTGCGCCGCGATCACCGCGGTCGAGTAAGCGGCCCCCGACCTTGCTGCGGTCTGCTGCCCGGCCTCCACCAGCGCGAACGCCTCGGGAAGAAGCCGGCCCCACGACCCAATGACATCGTTGCGGTCAACCCGACGCCAGACATCCAGTACACCGGCAGTGGTCTGCGTGATCGCCTGGCGTTGCTCACGACGAAATCTGTCGACCTCCTGACGGACCGTCATTCGTCATCCGGCACACCCGTGGGGTCGCCCATCATCGCCGCAATATCGGCCCGAGACGCCTCCTCAAGCTCAGCCTTCTTCATCTCCATGATCCGGCCAACCTCAGTCGGAGACACCCCGTACTCCTCGATAAGCCACTTGAACGGGAACCCGGCCTGACGCAGCTTGATGATCTTGTCCGCCATCTGCTGCTCAGACCGAGACTCTGCGTCCTTCCACACCACCTGGCCGGCAGCGACCGCCTCAGCCTTCGCCGGGTCGTTCTTCGCCAGCGCAATCAGACGGAACACCTCACGGATACGCGGCCCGTAGAACAGTTGCTGCTCACGGACCTTCTGGACAAGCCCAGACTCTGCCGCGACCAGCGCCTCAGCAGACAGGTTCGCCATCTTCCCAACCAGATAGTGCTGCGGGGTGCGGGTCTGTGCGGCGAGGTGCCCGACCTGGACTTCGACGATGTCGGTGAACTGGTTGAGGGCCGCAGCCTTCCACTCACCTATCGAAGCGTTCTGGCCGGTCAGCCACACGATCCGGTCCTGCATGAACTTCTCTAGCGGGACAACCTTCTCGCCGATGACCTCACCGTCAGAGTTGAGAACAGGAACCTTCGGTGGGGACTGCCCCATCACCACACGCTGCGGGAACGACGCGAAATCGGCCGTGGTGAACAGGTACGCCCACAGCAGGTTAATCGCATCCTGCGTTGCGGCGACACCGTCGATCTCCGACCGGCACGTCCCATCCAGCCGAGGACGGTTCTGCAACTCCACCACCGGAACCTCACCCATCGGGTTCGGCTGCGGATTCGGCTCCAACGCCAGTTCGCGGGGACGCCACTTCAACAGGTCAACGCCCGGCATGTGGATGTCCAGCACGGACGTCTTCCGATGGAACTTCCACACCTCATCCGGGAGATACAACGTCGCGTACTCGGTGTTGTCGTCCTCACGCCACATCTTCAACGCAGCCGTCCGCTTGCGGCGCGAACCCGGCTCGTACGCCACAATCATCTCGCGGGGCGACTCCCACGTCACTTCGACCGGACTGTCCCCCCACACCAGCACGAACACCCGCGACGACACGTTCGCATCAACAAACCCCGCCGACGAATCAGCGTCACCCTCGTTGATCTGCCACACCCGCCACAGCTCGTCGTCCGTCTCAGCAGCCAACGTCCCAGCACCATCCAACGGCAAACGCAGCCAACGTCCCAGCACCATCCAACGGCAAACGGATACCCGCAACAACGTTCCGTTCCGCCGGGGAATCAGCAACCACCCCACACCAGTTGTCAGAATGGTCCTTGTACCGGTCAGCGTGAAACGTCCGCCACTCAGACGACGCATACGCCAACGGCTGCTCGCCCCGGTAGTAACGGTCCCAACGGTCAATGAAACCCTGACGGTTCTGCAGCTCACGCGACAAACGGTCTACGAGGGCTGCCGCCTCCGGTTCTGTCAGCGGCATCGGCAACCCTTCTACGCGGTGTACGCCCACTCATGGTCGGTCTGGCCCTCGCCCGAAGCCACCGCATCTGCAGCAGCCTGATGCGCCAAAACCGACGACATCGCCATGTCAATCTTGCGGTTCTGAGACGGCTTCCCGATCAGATACCGGTCTGACGGCTTCGCAACCTTGCGGGCGTTCCCGACATGCAGCCGGGTCACCTCACAACGGTCCGTTTTCAGACGGCCAGACCCCAAGTCGACAACGAACCTGACCAGTGCCTGGTGCATCTGCGTGATCCGGTAGGTCGCCCACTCCACGAACACGCGGTCGCCGTGGGCGAGCGCCCACCCTTCAATCTCGGTCTGCCAATCACGAGGGTCACAGTAGAACCGCACCAGCTCATACCGGCGTGCGATCTCGTCCACCGCCGCATGAACCTCACCACGCGGAACACGTCCACCCCACGCCGCAGGGTCCCACAGCGTCGGACGCGAATCAGGCCCGTACGTCGGGGTGAACTGCCGGCCATCCAACGTCTCCAGACGGATACCCGTCCAGTCGTCAACCTCAGACCCATCGAACCCGCCACACACCGCCGTCCCGTCAGGGACGTCGAAATCATCCAGGGCCTGTTCCCACACCCCGTCGTCCAGCCACGCCCCAGCACCCTGCACCAGCCGGTTCCCGAAGAACCGTTCGGCCTGCTCCGGGTCCTTCTCAAGCAGCTCCGCCGCCTCACCCTCAATAGCGTCAAGGTCGACATGGTCAGAACCCTCGTACACGTACCGGTGGATACGTGCCCGCTCCTTCTTGTTCCGATACGACAGCTTGGCCGGCGGCAGACGATGGAAACGAAACAGGTCCTCACGGCGAGACTCAGACGTGCGCTGCGCCGTCGAATCCTCCGACGGGTCCCAAGCATTCGTCGTCTCAACCGCCCGGCCCGACATGCCCGCCAGGCCACGACGGACCGTCTCAGCCGTCCGAATCATCCGGTTCTGCTTCGTGTACAGGCCCGTCTCGTCCTGCAACGCGAACGTGACCTGCTGACCAAGCCTTGAGGTAGCTGACGAGGG